CCCTTATGATATAATAATAGATTCTTTAATACATTTAAGTATATTTATCTTCTTTCAATATCATCTTCAGATAAGGTATTACCCATCCATACTTCAATAACCTTAACAGGTTTGTTACCAACATTAGTTGCATGATGCCAAGTATTAGATGGAATGTCAATACTGTCACCAGTTCCATAAACCTTAGATGTTGAATAACCATCAGAGAACTCTAATTCCATCTTAAGATCACCATCAACAATATGCCAATGTTCAGAACGAATGAAGTGTCTTTGATCAGATAAAGACTTACCAATATCAATAGAAAGTTCTTTAACCTTCCAATGACCATTCTGATCTAAGTCTCTATATTTACCCCACAGTCTTTCTGTAGTGGGCTTGTCCCACTCCTTTAATATCCATGACGAACTATTCTTCTTATCTTCACCACCAACACCAAAAGCAAATGATATGTTACATTCATCACGTAATTGAGTAGCGAACTTAACCTCTGGTGTTGTACCCTTTTTACGATCTCCACCATTTGCAAACACAATCTCTGCGTTTCTAGGAGCTTGTTTGGTTACATACCGAATAGCATCACAAGCAGTATCATCAGAATCATCAAAAGTAAATACATGACCAACACAGCCAATTTCTTTAATGATTGCCATACGTTCTTCAACAGACATAAACGGTCTGCCCTTCTTACGAGTTAGCCATTCATCACTATTAAGACCAACGAATAAGATAGAACCTAATTCCTTAGCCGCTTTAAAATATGCAATATGTCCTGAGTGTAGTGGATCAAATCCACCTGTCACGATTACTGGTTTCATGATCTTCCTTTCATCATATAGTCCCAAGCAAAGTTAATACCTTGATTACTCTTCATAGGGTTATTTATGAGAGATGGGTGTACCCACCAATCTTCGTAAGAGTTGATAGGATCAATAGCCACATCAGAAACAAACAACTTATATCCAATACTACTCAACATTTCTCTTGACTTTTCTTTAATATCAGAACCCCACCAACATTCATTATGTTGGAATTGAATGATAGAGAACTCATGTTTTGAAAACGGAATTTTAGCCAAAGCCGCAAGAGATGCTTGATCTGCATTAAGTCTCAGATATTCGATGTGTTGCTCAAGACAATGTTGTTTGAATAGTTTATCATAGTCCAAGGTTGCGGCATCATCCATAACAATACTTGTGGTACGCTCTCTGCTAAACTGAGCGCACATTCTTTCGCTATGTTCTACAGACAATCCTCTCCAACCGAAGTCTTTCTCCAACAAGTAAGTGTTGTTGAATAGTGTAGGATGTCCAGACCCAATCTCTACAAACGTACCTTCCATCTTACCACCAAGAAGTGATAGGACAAACATATCTTGGAAATGTCGAGAGTAGTTATTATCTACGGACTTAAGACCATCAAAATTCCATTTGTACTTCTTTTCTTCTTCTCTTGCATATGGTAGTGTACTTGGGTAACCGATTTGTTCAAGCCACCAATCAACACTGTCGCGTATTTCTTTAGTCATGTCTATTGATCGTTTGTGTTTCAAATCGAAGAATAGGTTTTTGGACGCATCTCTACCATCAGTCTTCCATTTAGAAACCGCATATGCATGTTCCAAACCAATACGACCTGGGTAATCAATGTTTTCTAGTGTATCCCATGCATCTAGCGCAAGACCCATTTGGGAATACATCAATCCATCACGGAAATTACTCGTGTCGATTGAATGCTTAGCCATGAAGTAATATGCTTCTGGTCTATCGGGCAACACTGCCATAGCCATCTTAAGAAGACCTTGTGTTGTTTGATTTCTAGCCTCTGATCTATCAAAAATAGCCGCGCCAAGAAGCATACATTTATATTGTAGTATCTTTTCGCCTAGAGTTTCACCTTCACAGAAGTCAGCCGCCCTAAGATACCATCCAAACGCCGCCGCACCTTGTTTCAATTTGTCGTACTCACGTGCGAGTTCAAACATTTTCCATGGATTGGTGTAGTCTAAAACAACATCATTTAGAACTTGTATATTTTTAAACTTCATGGTCATCACCTTCTATCATTCGTTGCTCCATCGTCTCCTTGATATCATAAATCTTTTCTTTCTCTATGATAGAAATTATTAGTTTAGTTAAGTCGAGGTCTTTTTGAAGGAACATCATTTTATGTTGTATTTTCTTTATTTGCTCTTCGTAGTATTCTATTTCTCTTTCTTTACGAAGCTTAGTCTCAAGTATATCAGTAATTTGAATTAGTTTTTTCGTCATCTATTCAGCCATCAAAAATTGCGAAAATACGTGTTGCGGCATGCGCAATACATAAGAAGCGTTGTCTTGCCACCCAAAAGATATCAAGATGTCATTACCTAGTGTCGCAACCCCAGTAACAAACTCAATGTTATAGTCTTGCGCCTTCACATGATCGTAGTAAGTTCCCATAAAGTGAAACTCACGACTTCTGTGAACAATATTCCAATCGTTATCCCATATAATCACGCGGTGAGCATAGTTACCATCTTTTCTGCCGAACGCATCCCGCAGCAAATTTGTTTCATGAACAAAAGCCATACGCTGATTATCATTAATGCGAACTACCTGTGAGCCACCTCTGTAATCTTTATTTGCCTCAACCTTCTTTTCTGCGTCATAGATTGCGTCAACGGTTGTGCCGTTTTCAATATCAAATTTTACAATCTGAGTAGGGTTAGTCCACTTGACAAAGTGCCAAGGCATGTCATTAACTGGCATCCAGTTCTTTTCACAATAAGAGCTATCGTCGCCAGGTGTTGGGATGGGGTTTCTTGAAACTTCTGTCCATTCGCCATTAAGGAATTCGATCTCGCACATCTCCATTCGACCACGACCTTTATCATCGTAGCAGTCTCTGCGTACACCGCATAGGAACAATCTATCGTCCCAACTGAATAGTCGTGCGTCTTCAAGACCAATGAAGTTCCATGTTGGTTTTCCTGTATCTAACGCCATCTTAACACGTTGGGCATTTACAAGATTCATGTTCTTGTCCAACTCACACATTACGTTGTGTGTTGTGAGTGTTACGTCATTTTCGGGATGAATATACACCAAAGGACCCCACTGATGAGGAAACTTTTTACCTTCGCTGTGATATAGATAATAGTTTACGTGTCTCACATTGACAAGAATTTTGCCCTTGTGTGAGAAGATAGAGGGGTTCATGATCCCAGTCTCGTTTCCAAGAACTTCAGTTGGTATCACAAGTGGGTGCAATGAACCCCCTCTTTTTAAAGCGTATGTTGCCAAACCGCCCATGTGCAAGTCGTGCATAATTTCTCCATCATATAAAGTAGACTGTGGTTTTACCAATCAGGCTTAAACGTAGTCATCGTTTCAATTTTCAACTTCTTAGCTAAAATCTTGTTAATGTTATTTATCTCAGATTCAGACATTGTCCCTTCGATCCATTCAATGACATCTGCTTTTGTCACGTCATCCAGATCAACATAATCAGCCGATGAAGTATTAGTCACGTCGAGTGTGGTTTTGCCAATAAAACTTGCTTTCTTGTTGGCAACATTGGTTGCAATCTTTTTCCATTTAATAGATATGATTGCATCGGCTAACACATCACCATCACTATTTGTCTGGTCAAGGGTTCCAAGCTTTAGTATTTCCCATGTGTAGTTCATGATTGTTTCTTTCTATTAAAGGTCGTCAGCAGGTGCTGGTGTGGCTTCACCCCATGGCAAATCTGCACCAGTTTTCTCTACAGCAACATTTCTGTCAATTTCTTTTTGAATTTGTGTATCAATGTGTTCTTTGTATCCTGCATCTGCGTTGATTACGCTTGTAATCCAACCGATTACTGTAGCCTCATCTAAATCTTCAAAGGCAGTAAATTGCCCAGCAGGAACAGTAGCCGCTGAAAAAGGTGTTGCGCCAGTGAATTGACCAGTGTTGCCTTCTTCGTCAGTACCTACGATATCCCAATATGTTTGCACGACAGCGTTTGTTAGTGTCTCGCCTTCTGCGTTAACTTCGTCCTTAACCTTTAGGTTGCGAACTTTGTATGTATATGTAAAAGCCATTTCTTCTTCTCCTAGTTTTACTATAATTGCTTTATTTATGTTAGACTAACTCTATTTATACGTTTAGCCTCTGTAGAGATACAAATCCACTGGAACACATATTCTCAAACTAGAGTAATAAGGATTTACGTGATGATATGTGAAGCTAGGAAATATCATAAAATCTCCAGTTTTAGGGGTAATTCCATGCCTGTCGAACAAAGGATTGAACCAATCATCGTATCCTCTGTTGGCATTGCTTCTTGGATCGGAAAATACTATGTCCCCACCACTATTCTGATCTTCAGCTAATATGTAGAATACACCAGATAAGTGTGCGCCAGAATGGTTGTGTATAGTCATATTATAGTCTTTACTATGACCAGTGATCCATGCTTTCATTTCGAAGCTTTGAAAGTCTTCTATACTCTTATCAATTGAGTTTTTTAGATAGTCATTAAATTTATCATGTACTAATGCTTTGAAGTTATTCATTACGTCAGAATTGTCTTCAAAAATATTGCCACCGTCTACTTCACCTGTTAAATCATTCAAGTTGTAGTTAGTAAATATATATTCTACAAGCCCATCTACATCAAATTTTCCAGAACCAATGGTAGTAGGCCACAACTGATTAAATTCCATATCCATCTCCTTCATAATATATGCTATTATTTATACGATTTGTTTTGGTTGACATTTTGGGTTAAATATGGTAGTATAAATACAATTATATAATATGGATAGGGGCTATGACATTTCTCGATTTTGAAAACTTTCTTCTTACAGAAACATGCTTTGATAATCATGACGTCTCTTGGATTGACGATGATGGCAAACAACACTATATAGAACAGACAGACTTCATTTCCTACGTTGGAAATATGGCTAGGTTATTGTCTGAGTGTAGAACTATTAAAGTTGAGCAAATCGAAACATTACTATTTGTTGAAGGAACTGTTCATGCATTTTATAACCAAAAGAATGGGGCATCGTTTGATGTTCACACCGACCCTGTAGATGTTCACATTGAATGTCTTGACGGTACTAAAATTATGGAAGTGGACGGTAAAGAGGTTACGCTAAAACGTAAAGATACTTTACTAATACCAGCAGGAACACCGCACAGAGCGCTTAATTATGAAAAGGCATTGATGATATCACATGGCATTCACGACACAGAAACACTTAATCGTATACGTTAAGACCACTGAAACATGTAATCTAAATTGCGCTCACTGTTTTACCTCTGGTATCAATGGGCGCAAAATTTATTTTGATGCAGACAAAACTGCAAAGTGGTGCAACGAACTAGACGACGGATCAAACCAAATTCACTTTGAGTATCATGGTGGTGAGCCTTTACTTGCTCCTATGAAAGACTTGTGGCATTTCTATAATGTTACGAAAGAGCATTGGGGTGATAATTGCACCCATGGAATTACGACAAACCTCACTTACAAACTAACTGACGAACGTGTCGAGTTTCTTAAGGTACTAGACTCTGGTTCTATTGGTACGTCTTGGGACCCTAATATTCGTTTTGCAAATGAAAAGCAAAGAAAACTCTGGGAAGATAACGTAAAGCGTTTGGTTGCAGAAGGCTGTTATATCCAGTGTTTTATCTCAGTATCTAAAGATGTTGTTGCAATGGAACCTCTCGAAATTGCAGATTATATGCACTCTCTAGGCATTGGTACTATTAGTTACGAAAGACTTACACACGACGGTAATGCGACAATCAATACAGAAATCTTCCCACACAATTCTGAACTTGATGCTTTTTGGATGAAGATGCACGAGACAACAAAAGACCATCCTATTGAGAATAACTTTCTTAACTCTGTGTATGATAAGTTTAGCAAAGGTCAGTTCTTTAATGGTACGTTCTGTCGTGATTGTGAACAAAAGATACATACTATCAACGCTGACGGTACTGTAGCAGGTTGTCCTAATACTGCCCCCACTCAATGGTATGGTGATATCAGTATGCCAGCAAAGACTGTACGAGAAAGCCCGAAGCGTATGGAAATCATTTCGTGCGAGACGCATGATCGTGATCCACGTTGTTACGACTGCCCTGTGTTCATCTATTGCCATTCGGATTGTCATCAGTTACAATGGATGGAAGACGTATGCCCAGCGCCTAAGAGTTTAATGCTCAAGTTGGCAGGAGAAAAAGGATGGATTTGATTATTAAGCCGACTGAGGCTTGTAACTTTAAATGCACATTCTGTTCGTCAACTGACATTGATCCAAATGAAGTTGGGTTGTTGGACTTGGAATACATCTATCGTTTCTTGAAAAGATATCCTGATACGAATACAATCATTGTTAATGGTGGTGACCCTCTTATGGTGAAACCGCAGTATTATTGGGATTTGATTAATCACCTTGATGAACATGATTACCCAGCATCCATTAGTTTTACATCTAACCTTTGGCCTTTCCTAATGCGTCCAGAGAAGTGGCTACCTATTTTCAAGAACAAAAGATTTGGTTGTGCGACATCATTCCAGTATGGTGGTGGCAGACTAAAGGGCGATTATACGGAATTTTCAGAAAAAGATTTCTGGATGGTTTCTGATGCTATGTTGAAACATACTGGTGAACGCCCAGACTTTATTTCCGTTATTGTAGATGAGAACGCACATCTTGCCATCAAGAATGTTGAGTTGGCAAAGGAGATGGGTGTTGAATGTAAGTTAAACTACGCTATGGCATCTGGTGTTCAAGGCAGTACCTATCAGTTAAGTAAAATTTATGAAACGTATCTTGAGATTTATGATCGTGGTTTGGCTGAATACGAATACAATACCAAACAGATGATGAAACGTCTTGGCGGCTCTTCTACTTCTTGCCCACAGAACAGATTGTGTGATAGTGGCATTCGTGCGTTTAATCCGGGTGGTGACTACTACTCTTGTGGTTCTTTCGCTGATGATATGGATTACCCAATCAATTTTGAAGAAGAAATGAATGGGGAAATGCAGACGCCTTTGGCTGACGATCCTACTATCCAAACAATGAAGATGGCTTGTTACACATGTCCTATGTTCGAGATTTGTAATGGGTGCAAAAAGACTGTTCGTGATATGAAAAGAGAAGGCACTGTTGAAGAGCATTGCCGTAGAATGAAAACACTTGCTCCAAGAATACTTGCTACTAATGGAATGAGTCCAGATATGGTGACACCTTATGTTGATGAATCTATCGATTAACCCCACATACTATTGCAACTTCAGTTGTGATTTTTGCTACTTGACGCCTACACAATTGAAAGACAGGCACAAGATAACGCCACTGTGGTTAGATCATTCTTTAGGTCAGATAGACGATCCTATCGGACATGTTGATTTGTATGGTGGTGAGATTGGACTATTGACACCAGATTATTTTTATGCTATAAAAGAAGTAGTACGTAAACACTATAAAGGTTCGATAAACATCAACACAAACCTTTCTGCGTTTCCTGACTTCTTTCGAGACGACGATATTACATTGTCTGTATCTTATGACTTTAGTGCAAGGGAGAAAGAACAACATGTTTTAAACAACATGATGAATGCAAATAAAGACTTGTCTGTTCTGATCTTAGCCAGTCCGAAGGTGTTGGAGATGGATGTGGAGTTTATGATCTTCACATTAAACATGGTATCTAATATCAAGTCGGTGGAGATTAAACCGTACTCAATTAATCAAGCTAATGCACACCCTGTGACACATAAAGACTTCGAAGACTTTGTTATTAAGTTTGATGAAGCAAAGACAGAGAAGAAGTTCAACTTCCAGAATATGGATAACATATGGCGAAGTATAGACAAAGAATATGATGCGTTCAGCAATGATCACGTCTATATCACCCCATCTGGTAAATTCGGTGTGCTTGAGTTCGATAAATATGATAAGGAATACTTCAAAGAATACGAAACATATTATGAATACAAGAAGTGGGCAAGGGAAGAACCTGAGAACAATCTAAGCGAAATATGTAAGACGTGTAAATATTATGGTAATTGTCTAACAGAACATTACCGATATGTTAAAGATTTGACTAATAGTTGTAATGGATATAAAGGGTTGTTGGAATACTATGAAAGAATGGAAAGCTAGACAAAGCGCATATCATTTGACAGCATCTTTATTCAAAGATGATCTGACTGATGTAGAGATTAATTGGCAACCCGACTTGGTAGTCGAGTTTGCGCTTCAACATTTTAAAGAGTATGTAGATGAATGGATTTACCCAGCTAAATCTTACGTGGTTGCTATATGCTATGCTCATTGGCTTAGCAGAGACTTCAAGGAAGACTTCTTCGACGCCTTGAACGATCCAGAATTGCTCTTTAATAATGACCCCCACTTCGTTCCGTACTGGCAAGACAAAGATACATATGATGCGATACTTGCTGAGCTAGACTTCAATGAAAAGCTTGGCATGGTTCCTGACATCTACGAATACTACAAAGAGGAAATGTTATTTGGACTTTAGCATAACAAAACAAATTCTGGAAGGTAAGCGACCAGATATAGCAGAAATTGAAATGACTTTGTTTGAAAACTGTCATCTCAACTGCTCGTTTTGCCATCACGACAAGAAGTCTACAGTAGGCTTGTCGCGTGAGGAAATATTCTCTAAGATACCTTTGGTTGAAGAACATGTTATCAAAATGAAGAATAGAGCCGATGTTATCCAGATCAATATGCTTGGTGGAGAGTTGTTTCAAGATCGTATTTCCGATTGGGCGTATGAGGTGTATTATGACTTTCTTGTAGAGATCAAAAAGATTTACGACGAACATAAGCAAAAGATTAAAGTTGTTTGGGTTACTTCATTTCAGTTCAGTAAACGTGAGCTAGTGCAAAAGTTGTTAGACGATCTAAATGCTATTGACATCCCATCTTATATCATTTGCTCATACGACTTCGATGGTAGACCTACAAAAGGTCCGTATGCAAAGAACATTGAATATTTTGCTGATTACATCACGTCGATCAACATGGTTGCGACTACATTGAGCATCAGAAAATTCATGGCTGATGATGATGAGTATTTTCATTACCTATACGAGAAGTTCGACAACTTCTACTTTGATGATTATATTCCAGATCGTGGGTTTGATTACATGATCCCATCAGATAGTGAGTACCTTGAGTTCCTTAAATTCGTGTATCACAACTATCCAGACATCAACCCAATCAAAGATTTGATATACAATGAATCAAATCACATGCATTGCTTGGCGCTAAATAAGGTTACCATCTTCCCAGACAACTCTACATCAAATTGTAGGTGGGATAGATACGACCAAAGAGACTTTAACACCAAGTACGAACCCAAAGATAATGCTGGCATGATGCAAGCTTATATGGATGAGAACGGTTGTTTATCTTGTCAGTGGTACAATAAATGTGGCTTTAGATGTTACACGCAATGGGATTGGAAGAATAGAGAACGTGATTTGCCTGACTGCATCATGAGAATGTGGTTTAACTATATGGACAAAACTGGACAAAACTTAATTACAGGATTTGATTATGAGAAATAAAAAAGTGAAGCTTGACGCTTATACCTACGATAGAAGCGTGATGGAAAATTTTCCGTGGACTAATAAAAAGAAAAAACCATCTTGGTGGAAGATGCTACCAACAATGTACAAGAGTTATCATTCGCCATCTGGAATTAGGGTTCCTACCCCAACGGTAAAGGCTTGTCCTGGAATTACCCAGTACATTCAAAAAGCCATAGTAGTGAAAATGTGGGCTGATATAATTTTTAAGGTAAATCCGAATGGGAAGGTGACATCAGCAAGTCCTTTACATTCTACTCAAGTTCAAACTGGCAATCATGAAAGACAACAGTATGGCACAGATTTATATCCAGGATACACTGTACTTAAAATTGATTCTCCTTGGCACATAAAATCAAGCCGCAGATTAGATTTTATGTGTTCTGAGTTCCATTACAGCGAAGATTTGCGTAAGCATGGAATACTTGTAGCACCAGGAATTGTTAATTTCTATGATCAACACGCTGTCAATACTTTCTTGTTGTTTCCATTGAAAGATGAGGAATATGAAGTTAGATTAAACTATGGTTCAGATTTAATGTCACTACACCCAATGGAAGATGTGGAAGTGGAGTTTGAAAATCATTTTGTGAATGGTATTGAAGAGTGGGGCAATATTAATGATAAGTTTCCCAGATCATTCTTAGGTCGCTACTACTCCAGGAAACGTGCAGTCGGTAAGTGAGTGATGCTTCATGTAGCTTAACACACCTTTATCAATGCACGTCATCATATTAGGACAGGAGCCACAGCTTGTCGTTTCACTGGAATAAGTTAATTGTTCCATAAATTGAAACGATTTGGCTTCTGTCCATGACTCAATATCATTCTCATCTTTGACTTGAAACTCATCAGTACCAATCAATGCGATATCATATACAAATGGCGTCCAGAAGAACCGTTCATTACAATACGTGTAGTTTAGTTCTAGCGAACCGCCCTGTGCTTGATCTAAGAATGTCTTAGGCATAAGATTGTCTGAGAAGTCGTAACTTTTCCATTTCTCAATTAAGTGCTGCTGGACTTTACTCTTAGGCGCACGGAAGAACGATGGGTTCAACGTGAGAATAGAGTCAAATCTATCTTCTACAAGTTCTGACATTTCAAGCACTTTGGAATTGTACTCATCATCATTACCCATGTTATAAACCATGTAATAATTCAGATCATCAGCAAATCCGTTGAGAAGGTCTAATCTTTCTTCGATCCAATCCCAATTTACTGGTGGTTGTAGTGCGATATTGGCGTCATACATAAAGCCATCTATCTTAGGTATACTATTCAGTAAATCAATCACTTCCGTTGAAATGTTGGTTAGAGTCGTCACGAATTGTATAGTAGAAACTTTACTCAAGCATTCACGAAACGTTTCGTCTTGCAATAACTCAATAACATTGTTGTTACCAAATAGATCAGTAGGTCCGATGTTTATTGTAGATACTCTATACCCATTATTATTGAACAAGTCAATAGCATTATTCAATCTTTCGTATGATCCCATGTTGGAACCAAGTTTGTTTACAAAACAACCTTTACACTTAAACTCACAACCAGACAAGACTTCACAATTGAATTGTATCTTAATCTCATGACCCTCAGAGAAGGATAGATTAAAATCTTTGTCAGCTTGTGCGGCACGTTTATTGTTAGTAACTATTCCCATGGTAAACCTCATCATCAAATAAAGCAATAACATCTTTATTTAGGATGCACTCTTTTCTCCCATTAAACACATTATCCATCATCATAGGAACCATTCTGTTAGCGCAAATGTTTAGGTATTTACAACTTCCACATTCTTTGTCAACACTCTCTTCAATTTGGCTATTGACAATTGAGTTCTTTTTGTGTAATATAGACGCATAGATATCACCATCTACATGCACTTTAAAATCTTCAGTGTGGAGTTGTGCATTCTCATATACAAATGGAGACATGTAGATGTTGCCTTGGTAAAGGCTCACCACAGAATAGTGAAAGGCTTTGTGAGAAACATCTCCTTGCAAGAAGTGAAACTTGTTCTTAAAGCGATGTGGGTCTACCGCTAATCTTGTGAGCATGTCATTCCACTCAAACAGTTTATCTCCATGCTTTGCGCTATGATTAAACGATCTGACAACAGATGGTAGCACTTCGATTACTGTTTCGTACTTTGAACGAATGTAGTCGATGGCTGGGTATAGTATTTCTTCAACGCCAGATACGATGTTGGTAGCCATTGATATTTCAAAATTCAAAGAGCTATTCTTGAATGTCTCTACTCTTTCGTCCAAGGCTTCGACATATTCTTGATCAGTCATGAGGCGGTTTAAGTCTAATGCAATTTGGACATCCCACGATTCGACAACTTTTCCTAATGGTGATTCTTCGATAGCTTTAATTTTACCTTGAATGTCCTTTTCAGAGAGTGACCCAAGTATAGAACAGTTGTGTTGGATGTTTCTATTGTCTTCTGGCATCATTTTAATGGCGTCGGCAAGCCTTACATTGTTGATG